CAAGGAGTGAATCTTGAAGAGGTTCTGAACTGTGTTCAGCGGATCATACGAAGTGGCCGCCCCCTTGTCTTGAGAGAAGATCCACCCAGTCTGTGCCGCCTGCGCCGGGATCTGGTGGTCGTGCCATTGAACGTCGTCATAAGAAGTGACAGAAGATGAAGCCTCCAACGGCAAGATGCAACCAAAGGAAGTTCCTGCTGTGGTGCTTCCGACCCCAAGGCCAGCAAAGACGCTATTGCCGCCATCGCCATATAGTGCAAATCTAGTGTAAGTTTCACCCAAGAAGTATTGAGCCGTGGCGTTTGTTGCCGTAGACACGGCACTGTTCATAGCCGTTGGGTCAGTATTGAACACGCTTCTAATGTAGTTTGGAGAATTCTCATTGAAATTAAATCTAAGTTTTTCATTAACACCAGTAGAACTAGTGATCACCATATCAAAAGCGTGATAATCACTAACGCTGTTTACAAGACATCTAGTGGACGCCGTAGTAGCTGTGCCACCAGCAATTGTTCCCGTAAGAAGCACTGCTGAGCCAGAGTTAAGATAAAAGACCGCTGCCAAAGAGCCTGTTTGGTCAGTCTGGGCCGAACTGGACTTAATAATGAAAAGCCCATAAGCACCGCCATTGTCAACCAACTTCGCGCCAGGGTCCTGAGTCATTTTCCAGCCCGCAAGACCTGTTGCAGTCTCTGCGTCAGAGGCCTGCTCGCCCAAAAGTCTAACCACCGTAATCGGAGCACTGTTTCGCAGATATGCTTGAGCTGCGTAAGGAGCGTACATTGCACTGACCTGATCGGATTCTCTCCAGCCGTCCTTGACCTTACCCCCTGCAACGGGGGGGCCGAATATCTCAATAAACTCTGCAAAAGAGTTAACTTTAATTGGCCTCATGCCGGGACCACGAAGGGTTCTACCGATGACAAGAGGACCAATTACTGCTGGTGTGCTGGGAAGTGCCGAATTATCTATTTCGTTTACGAAAATGCCTGGGCTGACAAACTTAAATGCTTTGACTGACATAAAAACATACTCCTATTAGTAATGGTGCTATAAATAAGTAGTTAAAAGCCAAATGAAAATTACTATCTTCTATATTTTTCAGGAGCGTCTAAATGCTCAGGAATGGCACCCACCATCGGTCTTTCACGTCCCATCTCAACCTCAACAAAATTTTCTCTTCTAATAATATTAGGTTTAGCTTCATTTTTGCCCGCTCCCACCAGATAGCCCAACACTTTAATAGGGACAGTCGTTTCATAAATTCTCTCTTCGTCCCCTAAAGAAGCCGCATTGTTGTTAGCGTTAAAAGAACTATCAACAAACGCCTCATATACGTGTCCCTGGTGCCACACTCTAAAATAGTTTACCCCAAGGCCCAAATTAATAAATGGAGAAACCAAATCATTGGCCTGTTGTTGATATTCACTCCTCAAACGAATAATATATGAAACATCTATGTAGATCGGGAGCGGTATAGAAAACGTTTCATACACCACCTTGTCGTTCTTGAACTTATAGTTCAACTGGCCATACCGACGCTTTGAAGTCGCATTAGCAAAATTAGCCGTCTTCTTTTGGTTTATACGACGAGCAATATCAACTACACCACCCTCACCTCTTAGTCCTGGGTTGGGAAGAGCGTTGCCAAAAACCGCACCCTTACGAGACAACGACTTTTCAAAAGAACTTCTCTCAATACTAATCACGGGCAAGATGACCTGGTCGTCTGAATCTCGCAGGTCTCTGTTGTGTTTCGCTTGATATGACCTCTCAGCCGACGTCCAAATAACTGGCACCGGTTTAAACCCACGATTAGTTTCGGCTTGAATATTCAAGCCTTTTATCCCATTGAATAAGGCGGTATCTATATTCTCAACTGTAGACGGCTCAAAATAGTTCTCCTGGATAACAGAAGTATCGCTCGCGTCCGTATAGTCTAAATCTGGTCTCTCTCTATAGCCCATCGAAAAGCCCCTGTCGTGCTTTAATGCACGTTGCTGTTACTTCAAATCTTACGTCCACCTGCCCAAACAAGCCGTCTTGGTCCTCTAGCTTAACTATCTCAAACAAAATCTGCCCATACGACACAAAGTCGCCGACTCTCACCTCTACATTCTGATCTTCATTGAGGCGCCGCTTATGAAAGTGAATCTTTATGCCCGCTTTTCGATCAACCCCATATGTCTGGGAATCTGTTTCATATGAACTCCAATCTATTAAGGCATACACACGAATGGGGGGTAGGAAAGTCTTCGTTATGGCTTCCCCATACACGGGGTGGAAGTCGGTATATTCCATGCTGATTGGATAATAGGCAACTTGCTGTCCGATTACCCTTTCGATTAGTTCATCATTGACCTGTTTTACAAGATCCCGCTCCTTCTTGCCCAAAAACATAGGAGGAGGTGGCTGAATAGGTTGTGACCACTTATCTGTGTCTCCTGACATCACCCATTACCCCACATAAATAAAGTACGGAACTGTCTGGAAGTTCCTTTGTGCCGCATCTGCAATATCTGCATCCTGACTTGTCAATGCCAGGTAAGTCAACTCATCCAGCGTCTCTTTTAGTTCTGTTCTTAGGTTATCTTGTTCTTCCTTTGCTTGAGAAAGTAGTTCTGACGCGTTCAGGTCGACAGAACTACCCGGAATGGGAATAGTGCCGAACTTTCCTCTAATTTGACCAAGCATCTCCTTAGTCAAGGCGAGGGCAAACTTTCTGATCCACTGTTTGCCCATTGAGTTAATCTTATCGAAGGGAAGCGGACCAAATGGAAGAGTGTTTAAATTGTTAACTCCTGTAACGTCGACCTTGTCCACAGACGCCGAATCAGTTTCCCACGAGTCCTTTTGTACAGAAAATTGCACCCATATCTTTGAAGGATACCCGCTGGTCGGTATTGGAAATACGCGCAACATATTATTCTTTATCTCATAGGAGTAGTGAGAATTTCTAGTGTAGATTGCATCCTCGTAAGCCATTGACTGCATCTTGTTTTGCCACACGGGAATAATCTCAAACGTACTATCATCGGAATACATACCATAGGAGGACAAGTTACCCACTGCGTTTAAGCCACCATAATAACCATAAAATCTCCACATTGAGTGTGGGGTCTTATAAAAGACCTTCCTGATAAAAATTCTTTTATTACCTATCTTGTCAAAATAAGATAGGCTAGAATCATTAACCGATGATTGCGATAACATCGTCTGTAGGTCATAGTCTTGCTTTCCAACCGAAGCGGATATAGACGCCGAATAGATTGGCGTCGTGCCTCCCACGTTGACCTCGGTAGCAATAGTATCTGCCACCTGTCTAGCGTATCCAAAATCAAAACGCGGATATCTCAAAGAAATATCATTAGGGACCGCAGTTCCACTCAATTGTCCTCTCTGGTCAAACGACCCGGTCGTATTCCCCAGCGCCTGTCCAAGTGAATTCTTAGCCTGATGCATATTCATAATGTAAGAATATTCTAAAACCGCTTCTTCGTAAGCCGCAAAAATGTTCTTTTCGGTCAGCTCAACATCAAGAACGTCCCCGCCCAGTTTTCTATACGTATAGTTTACCTGCTCATATGCTCCAGTAATAAACATAGTATTACGTAACTCATTAGTCTCCCCATCTTGTTTTGTGGTTCGCACATATAACCCTAGAGGATAGTTCACTACAGTCTCAGCCTTGGAAAAAGAGCCTGTCTCCGGTAGTGCAATAGCGCTCGTAGTCTGTTTTGGTGTAAGCTTAGGTACGGCCATGTATAGATCTCCTACATAATAAGTAGTTTAGCCCAAAAAAGAAAAACCCTGGCTGCCGAAACAACCAGGGTTTTGTTTAAATCACTCTAGGTGATGACTACACGCCGCCGAGCAACTCGGTTACGATGACGATACCATACATATCAGGTCGCACCATCTTCTTGGCGTACCGAGTCATGACACCCTTACGGGGCACGAAATCCTCAGTACCGAAGATAGTCGGAGTGACCTGGAGAGGTACGTATGGAGCGTACACATAGCCAGACTCAAGGAAGCTGCCTCCCTTACGGCCCACAAGAACAACGTTCCGCAGGAAATAAGGATCGACGTAGACGTCCCACTTCTTAGAAAGACTGCCAATCTTAACAGCACCAACAGTACCACGATCAGCGTCACCAGTGACACTAGCGCGGAAACCAGCAGTAAACTCAAGAATGTTAGCGACCTCAGGGCTGCACACAACAAAGTTGGCACCGCCACGAAGCGTCTTCCGGTGAATCTGAGCGCTAATATCATTGATAGTCTCAATGAGTGTCTCATACCACTCCGACACGTTACCAGTGAAGTCAGGCGGGCTA